AGATTGGATCATGTCAGCACTCTGCCAGAAGTCAAATGTGACAGACGCTACATTAAACTTTCTACAAAGTTCTACAATAGCCCCTCTGACCTCATCAAATGGAATCTCAGAGTTAACTTGAGCCTTCCAAGCAGTAACATAGTCAATATTGACAATAGGTAAAGTCTCTACCCCACCACCAGTGTTAATTTCTTTAAACCCAGACATATGCGCCATACACAAGGCAGCTTTATCTCGTTTAAGCCCTAAGTCTACATGAATAAACCTAGTATAGTTATCTGTTCCATTAAACCAAGGTTTCCAAGTACCATCTTCAGATACAGGACTATCAGCATGTAGAAAAGCAGAACGAACCCTATCAGGCTCCCTAAAGTAAGCATCTTCCATCTCTGGAGGCTCACACTCGAACCTTGCCCTTGCCTGAACAGGATTTCTAATATATTCAGACTCCAAATCTTCCCTAGTGATAGTTGGATTCACTTCCCAAGTTGCTTTCTTAATTCCCCAAGTCTTTGGCTCATTATTAGTAATGGCACCATAGTATCTTTCTTCAATGAAGTCCCCCTTGAATCTGGGGAATGATAGCAACACAACTTTACCAACCGCAGGAAAGCGGGACATAATAGAAGCCTTACTCATCTGATATATAGCAGAAGCTGAACCTTTTGATCTAGTCTCACCCTTTAGTTCGGAGTCAACCTTGAACGCAGCAATCTCATCCAAGACAACAACCATAACTTCATAGCCTTCCCAACCCTCAGACTCAGAGTGGCCAGAGAAACATCGAATGGGGCGGCTAAAGAAGAACACCTCTCCAACTCTAGGCTCAAATCCAACTTCATTAAAGTATGGAGAGCGCAGCAGAAGGTTCTTAAACGGCTCGAAGAATACTCTCTGAGCCTGCTGGGCATTAACGGCAAGGTTTAGAAGGTCAATATAGATACCAGGAGCCTTGTTGTAATACTCCAGCGGATCTCTAAGGCAATGAAGCAAGTATGTTATATATGCTAGTGATACCCTAGACGTATGATCTTTGCCAGACCCCTTACCTAGCATACAGATTACTTCATTGACTGTATATTTTTCGTATAACTCTAAACCTTTCTCTTCACCATGTAATTGAATGAGAGTGTGCGGTTTAAATATCTGAGTTATGTGTTTAGCAATCTCGACTTGAACATCAGACAATGGAGGCAACCCAAGATACTTACGGTCTTGAACAAAGACCTCCAAAGGCACAGGCTCTTCATCTAAGTCCTCCTTACGAAGTAACTTATCAAAGTCATCAAAGTTTGAGTTTATTCCCCAGAATTGTGTCATAGATTAGTTTTGTTCATTGTCAGGATCATACTCATCAAACGAGTCAGCCTCTTCGATATCTTCTTCGGACTCGGCAGCATCCATCAACGAGAAAGCCTCTGCTAACTTAATGCGAGCCATATCTCTACACCTTTCACACTCTGATACAACATCACGAAGAACATCAGACAAAATCTGATTAACCGACTCAGCTTTCTGCATCCTAGCAATATACTCAGAGTCAGGTTTACTGCCACCCATTAACTGATGCAGTTGAGCTTTCTTAGTAGTAACTTCCAAAGCCAACTTAAGTGCTTGCGTTCTGGCGGTAACCATACCATTATCAGTGGCTACGGTAACAGTCTCCCACGCTTCCTTAGATATCTCATCTAACTCGTTAAGAAAACGTAAAGTATTATGCTGCACTCGCTCCAAGAAATAAGGATCTTCATTTACTTGGTGCTGAATGATCTTATAATATTCTTGAACATATTTCTTAGCTTTATATGGAGTTACATCCATTATTTCAGAAATATTGCTATAACTATATCCTTTAATAGATAAAGTGCCAGCTTCTTCTACTTTCTGAATTTCTTCAGCTAAACTAAGCCCAGATTTCTCTATTTCTTGACGCATCTATCTATAATACCATTGTTTAAGCGTATTAGTCAACTTTAGGTAACGAATCTGCATCTACTATACTAAACTTACCTACTTTAACAGCTTTTTCTGGCTTAGATTTCAACCATTCTGTAGATTTAGGTGGTTTTACAGTCCTGCTACGCTTAACACGAGAAACTTTCTCTATATCGTCAGCAGATACATCATACTTACCAAAAATAAGTTCAAGAGACTGACGTATTTCTGCTGCAACAATAGCAAATATCTGCTCATATCTTTCATCAGTAATATCAGATGCAAAATATCTATTCCTACATTTCTTAGCATGCGCATTAGATCCTATACTAGATATCCTAGCATCGCACTCTATCCATATCTTAGCTATAACATTATTGTCTTCCATCAGTTAACCCTCATAAAATAATCTAATACGCCGGTAAATATATCAAAGTCGTCATCTTCCATATGCTCAACGTCTTGATACTCACCAGCAATATATGTCCACACTTTAAATTTCATACCATCATGCCACGGAGCAATAAAACCAGCCTCCATCATCTTTAGGATATCATCCACTTTCACTGGAGATTCACTAGGTCCTTGCAAATACTCGCCAAATACTTTAAGATCATCATACATCTGATTCCACACATACGGTGAACTATTTTTAAGAAAAGACAATGACTCTCTTAAATTTTCTGGGAACTGCAATGGCTGCATAACCAGCTTAGTCAATAGATCCACCACAAGAATCACATCGTATCGTGTTATGTACCATTACTGAACCAGCAATAGCAAACAAATGTTCTTTATGTTCATCAGTTATGTCAGAATGAGAAGCAACCCATGTAATCAAGTTTATAACATCATACATAGTCCGCATCTCACCCGATACAGTAGATTGATACTGCTGGTTATCAACAGACGCAACAATCAACTCACGAATCTTATTTGGCAAACCATTCTCAGAGCAAATTCTAGCAATCAATGAAATAAAATTAGTTATCTCCTGATTAGCTAACTCAGCAAAGCCATCTATCATAGGTTGTATTTGAGCAATAGCAGTATCAATATACTCTACACACTGTTGGACAATCTCAGTAGATGACTTACCGTTAACTCTAAACTTTTTGTTAGCAATTGGTGTTATCGCAGAGTTAAAGCAAGCAATCCTGCAAAGGTAGCTATCAAACTTTGGAGCAACTGACCAAGAATCAGAATATACTACTCGCAGTCCAGCTCTTACAGGTGAATCAACTACATGAGTATCATACAACGAAGAGAACCCTACATACTCTAGAGCATCTTTATGCATAACCCATTTGCTAACATCTAAATCACCTTTGAGGGTATTATTTACTGCCTCATAAATTTGAATAGACGGAACATATACATATGAAGGGTTCATCAAAGATCGAATATGATTCCCCTCAAATAGGCCAGACCACATTACTTCACTACGCAAGGTCAGCCAATAGTTAATGGTAGTATTCTTAATGTCCTCTGGACACCGCTCAGCATACGCCTTGGGAATACTAAGCACATCACATATCTGATCAAACGCATGATCAGATACAGTATATTCAGTATCTCCATGTACGATCTTATTATTCACATACGATATGTCACCTAGCATAAATCGTTCATGCTTGGTATTCGCATTTCTATCAGTAAGTACGTCTACAAGTTCTGTCATTGTTTCCTCCATTTGTCGGGTTTCGGTTATAGACTACATCATACAAATACGCTAGTCAAGCAACTATGGAAATTATCTTCCGTGCTGCCTTTTCCTAGACGACTGTATACGCCTCTGCTCTCGCTTCATAGCCTCCATACGCAGTTGCATGGGAGACTTAACCACCGGTCTACCTCCAGTGGTTTTAGCCTTAAGTTTTCTTCCCTTACCACGATACTTTAGTAGATCATATTTCTCTACCCAGTTGTATAGACCCTGTACAGTTACAGAAGTATTGTAGTTAGTCTTCAACACGTGCTGTATATCTTTAAGGTTCATACGTTTCTGCACATAGTGTTCGTATAACCAATTTTTATCTTTATACTGTTCCATAGATAATCCTAAAAGACCGTACTAGCAGCCCATAGTCCTATTGCTATGGCATCTATAATATCATAATCAGATTCTTCCAACCCCGGAAATCTAGAATCTATAATGATCTTAGTTCGATTCTTTCTTTCAAAGTTAGCTTTCTTTTTAGCTTCTTTCTCACCAATGTCAGCAGTCCATGCGGCAATCTCAGTTTTTGATACACTCTTATATCCAAGCCATCTTTTCCACTCAATAGGGCCAACATCTACCACCTTAAGATTGCCTAACAAACCTAGCCCCATCATATGACCAACAACATAAGATAACAGCCTGCTAGTCTGAGGATTCTGAATATATATAGTTTGCTCTATAATAATATACTTAGGTTTATGGTGAAGTATTAACTCAGGAAGTATAACTCCAATAAATTTTAACTTAGACTGTATATCATCTTCACAAGCAAATAATATTTTGCCTTTAGCTTCAAGAGTTATCTTACTTTTATTACGATTAATAACAGCAAAAGCTAGGGACTTAGTGGATGGATCTATAGAAAGTATTTTACCAGAGTACACATTACTTAATATACTCATTATTCATACTCCTTACGCAATGCTGCTTCATCCCATCCCCATTTAGATAGGCGCTTAATATATCTATCTATCTTATGAGCTTCACATAGATCTTCTTTATTATATCTACTCAAAATAGTCGAACAATTTTTTCTTTTACACAAACGCTGAGTGTCTCCAGATAAGATTGCTTTATTCTCGTAGTACTTAGCCAATACATTAGCATTAGTTACTATCTTACGGCAATCTATAGAACAGTAGATACCATTATGAGCTTTGGGAATGAACTCAGCATTACACTGAGCACAATTTCGTATATTATATTCCATCCTCTTCATCAGCCCAACACATAGTAGCAAGATCACACATGCGACACGTGCTAGACGTTATCTGCTTGTATGGCCTCTTAGGTAGGGAACCTTCCTTATATATGTTATATATTTTAGCATACTTTTTAAAGAGTTTGTCAATAAAGATATCATTCCTCTCAACGAAGAGAGGCAATATCTCTTGATTGTTCTTGTTCTCATAGATAACAAAACCGCTAGGAAGGTCTAAGCATTTCATATAAATTTGAGCTTGACGGTAGTGATCATCTTTAGGTTTGTTATGAGCCTTGCGAATCATAAAACCTTGATCTGATATGCTCTTGATCTCAATAAGTTTGTTACCTTCCCAGTTTATGATACCATCTGCCGTACCTTCAATGGGTGGGTCTTCCCACGAAAGAGGAAGTTCGCACTCAACTAAAATGCCCATATCGTTGAAGTACTTATATAGCCTATCGTGTGTAGCATGGCCATTATCAAAGATGCGTTGAGTCCTAGCATCATAAGTGGGCATATAAGTAACACCACGAAAAAGGTACGCAGCATATCTGCCACACTCATTAGTAGTGCTAGGATGAAACCCATTAATTTTGCGAGTTCGCTCCAAGATATAAGTCTCTGCAATAGACTTATCAATAGCCTCAGCTAAATCTAGCTCAATAGATGATGGGACAGTAGGAGCTAATGGCTTAGACTCTCCAGTATATGCTAGCGACATTAAATCGGCTAGTTTCCTCATCGTAGAATGCCAGCAGATACAGCGTCAATACGACCAAGCAATTTTAGAGTATTAATATTCTCCTCAAGAGCATGGTACATAGTTTGGAAAACATCTTTACGTCTACGATTAATTATACTGCTATTGCCAGATGTCTTATAGTGTTGTGCTTTAATTCCAACCTTATATCTATAAGCGGCTAGAATAGCAGCGTACTTAACTGCCTTAGTGGAATGATAACTATTTGGATTGTCAATAATGTCCTGTACAACAGACATCACCTCAATAAACTCCTCAGCATCTTCACCTAGGCTTTCGCGTAGCTGCGTCACGGTCATGCTAATATCTTCACTCATTTTTTTCTCCTATAAAGTCCATAAAAATTTGCCAATCAATTATTGCTAACTTAGTACCATCACCAAAAACTACAGAAACAACAGGTTCCCTGTAATGATCTTTCCACGCATCTCTGCGATGTTTAGACCAGTTCTCTGCAGTAATAGTAAATGTTTTTTCATTATGCTTATAGTCTAGCAGATAACCAGGCAGTCTCGCATCGCCCTTATCTTTTCCACGACCAGAGTTCGCTACAAGCGAAGCCCCATCCTTCTCTGCTTCCTTAGACTCTCTCTTATCTTTCTTATGCGGCATCTATATCGCCGCTATCTGTCGTAAGCAGGCCGCTCTCCAGCTGCTCCCTGATATGATCTATAGTCTTTTCGTCTACGCCATCTACCAAGTTTTTCATTCCATGAAATTTAGTTTCACCAATATAGAACCATGCTCCACGCTTATCTATAATCTTATTGATGACCGCTAAATCAATTAACTCCATCTTCACATCAATATCAGCATCCTGCGGAGAAAACCAATACGAACCACGAGTACCCTCAACCGGTGACTGCTTAGACTTCTCTATAGTCCAACGCACTTCCCTGTTCACGATCAGATTAGAATCGCCAGCACGCTCAATAGAGTCCTTAGCGGCAGAAGCAAACAAGTTTACAATATTTGTAGTCCAATGCAACTCTGCATTACCAATCTTAGCCATGAGGCGAGGATGGTTACCACTCAAATCCATAGTCTGTTGAGCCACCATGATAACAGCATTATCTACACTAAGATACTCAGACATTTTCTGATACATCAAACGCCTAGAGCGAGCCTGCGAAGCAATACCCCCACCACCCTCATCAGACTTGTAGAAAGACTCAGACGCTATCCCATTGATGCTATCAATCAAGAAAATATACTTACCATCTGTCTCCTGCATCATAGGAATAATATGCTTCAAGATATCTTCAGCAATCCTACTCTGCAGCAAAATCCTATTAGAAAGATCGACACCACACTTCTCAGCCCAGTTATCGGTAATAGACCCTTCAGTATCTACGATAACAGCCGTATATCCTTTCTTCTGTGCGCTAGCCAACAAATGTAACAACATTGTTGTCTTACCAGCAGAAGGTGTACCCCAAACTAGACTAAAACGTCCAGTCCAAAGACCTCCACCCAATACATGATTCAAACCTACTGAAGGTGTAGGAATAATATCGTGCATTGGCATACGTTCTCCACGATTAATTCTTAACATTTTTTCTCCTATTTTTTTTATGATTTAGTGTTTATTAAACAGACACTGAACTGTTTACGCCTTTGGCTAGCCAAAAATTATCTAACGAAATAGCTGCCTCAAAGATTATATCAGAACCTTTACTAGATTTTCTATATACTATCGGAGCAAATGTATTTCTGACAATATGAATTACAGACTCCAAAGTTTTATTGAAAATGACTAACTTATATACTTTATTCTCTTTAGGATCATATATATAAAGAGATGCCATTATCTTACCATTTCTAGTAGTAAAGATTCGACATCGCATTATTATCCCAAAACTTTTTTCACTATGAATACTTCCAACGTCATACTCAGCTAGAGAT